CCCGGCATCTCCGGATTTTTTCCGCTTCGAACACCCAAAACAGACTGAGGGCCCCATGGGCATGCATGATGTGAGGGGCCACTGGGGAAGCGTGGAGGTCGAGCCGTCGGACGGCCAGGACTTCGCGGCGCCCGATCTGGCGACCGAGGCGCCGAGCCAGACCCGGGGAGGCCGGCCGACGACGGAGGAACTGATCGCGATGGCCGCGAGCGTGGGGGCGCGCGTGTATCAACTCGATCCAGACGCACCGATCGCGGGGCCGCTGGAGGAGGCGGTGCTCCGCTACCTGGAGGCGGCTGAGGACAAGATCGAGGCGATCTACCATGTGCGGACGCGGCTTCTGGCGGAGGAGGAGCTGTTGAAACTCGAGGAGACGCGCCTTGCGGCACGGCGTCGGATCGCCGCGCGACGACGGGAAGAGGTGGATGGCCTCGCGATTGGGCTGCTCAAAGCACATCGGCAGGCGTTGGGCCTCGATGCCAGGATCGCGTCCGCGACCGTGACGGCGCGGTTGGTGCGGAATCCGCCGGCGGTGCAGATCGAAGAAGGTGCATCCTTCGAGCGCCGCTGGTTGCGGATCGTGGCAGAACCCGACAAGGAGAAGATCCGCGGCGCGCTGGAGCTCGGGGAAGAAGTTCCTGGGGCCAGCTTGGTTTGCGGCGAACACATCAGGTGGAGGTGAGGCGTGGAGCGAGAGAACGGCAGACCGGTTCGTAGGACAAACCTCGTCGTGGACGCGGGCGTTCGCGGAGGTGCGGAACAAGAGCTCGTCGGCAGCGTGGACGAGATGGTCGCGCACATCGACGCGGTGCTGAACGAAGAGAAGCAACACGGGTACGCGGCGATTGCGCCGGAAGAGTTGTTGCGGGTGGAGAAGGGCGTACCCCACTACTTCCTGCGGATGTATCGGGTGCCGTTCCTGATCCGCGCGATCCGCGGCAACCTTCCCAAGGTCCAGTTCGAGGGAATGATCCGCGCCGCCCTGATCGCCGCTGCGGACGCGTTCGGGAAGCAGATCAGCGGCAACTGGCGGCCGGTCGCCGCCGAGATCAAGCAGACGGTGCGGCGGCGCTCGAGCCGGGTCGCGCGCGAGATCCCGCGAAGTGCCATCGGCAGACCTGGGCTCGACGCGTCCGGGCTCCCGACGCAACCGGGACCGCAGCGACGACTTCTCCAGGACCAGGAAGATCAAGACCTTCTGCTCGAGGTTGCGTTCGTGGATACGCTGCGCTCGAAGCCAATGGATCCGCTGTACGAAGAGCAGGGCCGCCGGGATGGGATGATGCGCGCCTACGTCGATTCTGGCGGCCAGCTCACCAGCTTGCCGCTGCGTCTGCGACAGGAACGGGAGCGCGCCGTCGCGATCATCCAGCAGGGCGCCAAGGCGGAAAAGCGCGGAACGAAGACGGAATGAACGGTCCGAAGCCAGAGGCGATCCTGCTGCCGCGCGAGTCGGCAGAGGAGTTCTGCGCGCTCTATCAGGATTTGCTTCGCCGCCACGCGGCCGATCCCGAAGAGCCGACGGCGCTCGAGCACTTCATCGTGCAGGAGCTCACGGCAACGTGCTGGCGGATCCGGCGGGCCGGCGAGGATTCAGAGGCCATCCTCGAGCAGGTCGTCAATCAGGCCTCCTACCGGGAGGGGCGGCACAACCAACTCGTGGAATCGGACGAGCGTGGCAGGCTGCGGGCGCTCGCGGCCCGGGAGATCGGGGCGATGTTGGAGATCAACCGGGCCCTCGCCGGGGCCATCCGCAGCATCACCCTACGACTACTGGAGGGCGGCCGTGAGTAAGACGCGGGGCGCGCTGGCGCTCATGGAGCAGGCGGCGAACGATCCGAACCTCGAACTCTCCGGCGCCGCCATCGCGCTGTGCCGCGGCGTCCTACACGGCGCCATCCACGGCTCCCACACCCTGACCGCCGCCGGTGTCGGAGAGATGCTGCGTGGCCTCGCCGCGTTGCAGGAGACGGGCGGCTCTGGCGGCGACCTGCGCAGCGCCCTGGCGGACTTCGCGCAAAGAGGAGAGGTGATCCCATGACCCCAGATCCCGCCAGCCTGCCAGCCGGTCCTGACCGACTCCTCGCCGCCTCCGCCGCCTCCGCCGCCGTCCCCGCCTCCGCCGCCTCCGCCGCCCTCGCCGCCGCCCACGCGGCGGCCAGCCCGACGAGCGGGGCAGAGGAGGCGGGACCATGAACCTCCGTGCCGCGAGCAAACTTCCCCTTTCCCTTCGGCGGGTGCGGCTCTCGGCCCTCGTGACCGGGCTCGCACACGAGCAGGTCAAGCAGATGGCCGAAACACACCGGCTGTCGAGCGAGAAAGCACTGGATGTTCTTGTAAGGCTCGGCGCCAGAGCCGCCGCGGCGCGACCGGAGCTCGTCGAGCGGCTGCTTGCGGAGGACGGCGGTGCGATCCGCGCCTGGAACGAGGGGGCTTGATCTCGGAAGTGCGGCATGGTTCGTGCCGCGGCTCCAGATCATCGGCCGAACGGGGCGCGTCCAGCGCCTCGCGCCCCTGGAGCCAGAGCAGGGCAAGTTCGTGCGGGCCTGGGGCGATGGCCGTCGCAAAATCTGTGTGCTCAAACCGAGGCAGATCGGCCAAACGACGATCACGCAGGCCTGCATCTTCCACGCCGCCTATGTCTCGCCAGATCCGATCGGGATTCTCACCCTCGGCCACGAGTCTGGCGCCTGTGCCAGGGTCAACCAGATGCACCGCCAGTTTGTGCGCGGCCTCCCGGGGCCGTTGCGGCCCCCGCTCGCGAAGGACAACGCGAACGAGATCGTCCTTGGCCACAACGGCGCGGTGCTGCGGCAGGTCATGGCCGGGGGCCGCGGACAGGCGCGGTCATTCACCTACCAGATGCTCGTTGCGACCGAGATGGCGTTCTGGCCCAGGGGCTCGGCGTCGGTGGCGGGGACCGATGTAGATCGCGATGTGTGGGCGTCCGCGCTCTCGACGCTCCATCACGGACCGCACACCCGTATCGTGGTCGAGAGCACCGGGAACGGGCCATCCGGTGTCTTCTACGACATCGTGCGTACCGCGCGCGAGTCGAAGGAATGGCTGTTCCTGTTCTATCCCTGGCACTCGTTCGCCTCCTACACGATCGAGCCGCCGGAGGGTTACGCGCCGACGCCGGAAGAACGAGAGCTGCTGCAGCTCTATGGCCTCACGCCGGGACAGCTCGCCTGGAGGCGGCAGAAGCTCGTGGATGAGGGGATATCGGAACGTAGATTCCGCTGCGAGTATCCCTTCACCTGGGAAGATCCCTTCCTGCTGACGGAGAGCTCGTGGTTCGACGCCGAGCTCCTGAATCGGGTTCTCGCCAGGGTGCCCCACGCCTGGCGGCGAAACAGCCTCGATGGACCGCTGCGCGTCTATCACCGGCCGGAGCCAGGGCGACGGTACTTCGCGGGCTTCGACACAAGCGGCGGCACGGGACGAGACGATGCCGCGCTTGTGATCTTGCGGGACGATCTGGAGGTGGTGCTGGCCTGGTCCGACAACCGCAGCCCGCCCCACATGCAGGCGGACACGGCAACGAGCCTCTGCGGCACGTACAACGCGCTTGTGCTGACTGAGGAGAACAACTACGGCCGCCAGGTGATCGCGAGGATGGAGTACCTCGGGGCGAAGACCTGGAAGGACGACAAGGCGAAGAACTTCATCAGCCTCGGGGGTCGCGCCGGCCAGTCGAAGAAGATGGTTTACGGCTTCGCCCGGCATCTGATCAATGACGCCGTCGCCTGCAGCGCCGATGCGAAACTCCCGGCCCGGATCAACGACGAAGACCTGCTCGCGCAATTGCTTGTGGTCCGCGAAGACGAAGCTGGCGCAATCGAGGCACCGGCGGGCAGGCATGACGATCTGGCCGACGCCTACGTGTTCGCGCTGTGGTGCGGTCGCCACCACTTCGCCCCGGCCCCGACACCACAGGAGCCGGAGCGGGTTAGGATGGGGCAGATCCGAACCCTTCTTGGAGCCACGGGACGATGACGGAAGCCGCCCAGGAAGTTCTCCGGCAACATGTGCAGTGGGTCGAGACGCATCGGCAGGGGTGGTTCGCGCGCCGCTCTGCGATGGAAGACGACTTCTGGCAGGGCGAGAGCCGGAACGGTGGCGGCTCCCGATTGCGCGTCGAGGGAGACGGCTTCGCGCTCGCCGGTCAGCCCGGAACGGGCTTCCACCACCTGACTCAAGTGAACCTGATCCGTCCCTGGGTGACGTCGTTCGTGGCGTCCCTCTACTACCGCGGCGTCCGCGTCTCGATCGAGCCCGACGCGATCCCGAGCGAAGAGGCCTCCCAGGAAGTGCGCGCGGAGAAGGCGCGAGGCATGCAGGCCGTGGCGAACCGTTTCCTCGCCACGTCCCAGGCCGAAGACGTCCTCGAACGCATGTTCGTCATGGGCCTGTGTTACGGCGGCGGCTGTGCGCCTCGGCTGTGCCTCGCCGCGGAAGAGCGGAGACCGAAGAAGCAGGAGGTGCTCGACCTCATCGGGATCGAGGCGGTTCCGCCCTGGGGCTGCGTGTGGGATCGGCGGACGCAGAGCCGGGACCGGCTGCGCTACATTGGCGCGCTCTACCAGATGCCGAAGGAGGACGCGGAAGCGATCTTCGGCGCCAAGGTGTTGGCCAAGGACGAGGAGATCGCGGGCCCGCTCATGGACGTGTTAGCCAACGGATTCTCCGGCGTGCCGGATCCCATGGCGCAGAAAGATCACGTCTGGATCTTCGAGCTCCTCGACTACATGACGCCGACGACGACCGACGGCAAGACGCTCCCCGGCACTTTCGCGATCTACCTCGTGACGGGCCTCGGAATCGAAAACGGCCTCGTTGAGCTACGGAAGGGCGCGCCCCCCTACGCCTGGGCAGATGATCGCCCCGCAGCCTCGTTGATCCCATTTCTGCCAGAGCCCTTCCCGGAGTTCCCTCTCGACAGCATGGCGGGCGCTCAGTCGGTCTATGAGCTCAACGCCGAGCTGAACCGGGCCCTCACCGTCGTTGCCGAGGCCTTCCGTCGCGATGCGGCGCGCGTGATCCTCTACCTGCGGGACAGGGGCGTGTCCGAGGAGGCGCTCGCGCAGATCGTGAGCGGGCAGGACTTGATCCTCGTCGGGCTCGACACGCAAGTTCTGGAGGGGCTCTTCAAGATTCTGGAAATGCCGCCTATTTCCAGCACTTTGCTTGAATACATCCGGCAACTACAGAACGGGATCGACAGGACGCAACTTCTCGCTGACGTCACGCGCGGGAAGGCCGGCGAGTACCTGTCCGCCACGGAGGCCGCGAACCTCGTCAACTACTCGGAGACGACGATCGGGCGCGTCCGGAAACGGGCCGACGATGTGATCGAATCGCTCGTTGCGACCTACTTCCGGCATCTCGATGGAGCCATGGAGGAGATGAGGCTCGACGAGATCGAGATCCTGGTCAACGGGAAGCCCGTCACGCTCGATCGGGAAGACCTGGCCCTCCGCTGGCAGATCCAGGCCATCGACACCGTGAGCACGCCGGCCGCCGCGGCGCAGACGCGCACCGAGTTCATGGCGGCGCTTCCGTCGCTGATGCAGCTCGCGACGGCCGCCGATCCTAGCGGAGCCGCGTCCGCAGCCCTCGCGGCGCGGGCGCTCGATCAGATGGTGGAGCTCCTGAAACTCCCCGCGGCGTTCCGCGCCGAAGCGCTTATGCCGGCCGGTCCAGCGCAACCGGGGCAGCCCGCCCCGGAACAATCCCCCTCTTCCGGCGGACCGGCCGGCATCCCTGCCACGGACGTGGAGGCGCTTCTCCGCAGCCCGGCGGCCCAGGCCATCCTCAACGCCGCAGAGGCCGAAGGAGGCGCGCCGGCATGATCCGCACCTTCGACGCGAGATGCCGCTGCGGACAGCTCTACGAGGTGTTCGAGCGCGGCGGCACGTCCTCGGCGTGTCCGAGATGTGGCGCCTCCGGTCCCGAGAGCCGGGAGCGGTTGTACAGCCCCCTGGCCGTTGTCGGGACAGGCGACGTCGCCGGCGTCGGTCGCATCTACCCGTACTTCGATCGCGGCCTCGGGCGCATGGTTCGGAACCGTCAGGAGCGCGACCGTGTGATGGTGCGGCGTGGCTTGCAGGAGTGGGAGCCGTCGGATCTGGAGCGCGCCGCGGCGAGGAACGCCAGCGCCTCGGCGGCCCGCAAGACCCGGATCGCGGCGCGGCAAGAGCAGCTCCGCACCGACCCGGCCTACGCGGACTACCGCAGGGCCGTGGACTCTGGTATGGTGGCCGAGCGGACGAAGAAAACCCAACAAGCGGCAGTCCGCGCCGCTGAAAAGGAAGCACGCAAATGCCGGTGACCGCATCCCAGCGTCGTGCCCAGCAGGCCGCGAAGGTACGGCAGGATTGGAAGGCGAAGCACGAGCCCGTCTCCGAGCTCGTCAAGGAGAAAACGCCACCGACCGGGCCGGCCAAGAAGACCCGCAAGTAGGAGCCAGCGATGCCGCACGCCGAGACGAGCGCACTGGAAACCCGCGTCCAAGAGCAGGACACCGAGATCGCGGCACAGCGCCAGCAGACGATCGGGGCCGCGGCACCACGGGCGAAAGAGCCTCTCGAGCCCGAGGTGGTGAACCTCGTTGCGAAGATGCTCGGTTCCGCCGTCGTGGCGTTGACTGACGGACAGGTCACGCCGGCATTCGCGGAGACGAGCGAGCCGGTGGAGGCGCTCCCCGCCGATATCTTCGCCGGGCTCGCTGCGATCACGACGCTGTTCGAGCAAGTTCCGGAAGCGGAGGCCTACCGCTACGACATCGAGGAGGCCACGGCAAGCAACGACGGCCTCGCGGAGCTCGCCAAGCGCCTCGACGCGGCGAGCAAGGACAAGGAGCTGATCCGCGCGATGAAGCGCCCGCAGAAGGCTGCCGCCCAGGAGAAGAAGCCCGTGGCGCCCGCCGAGGAGAATCTCGAGGAGTTCGTCCCGTGAGCGCTCTCCCCGCGATCGTCATGCCGGCCCCATCGAAACCGTCTCTCCCTCCTCCACCACCCCCCGGCGCGCCCGGCTCAACCGGCGCGCCCGCCGCTGCAGCGAAGCCTCCCGGCACCGTAACGCCGCAACGGAAGGTGGAGGAGGGGGATCTCCCGCTGCAGCCGGAGGGGCAGCCGACCGACGCGAAGAAGGAGGAGGCGCCACCCGAAGATCAGGGCGCCGCAGCCATCGAGGCCCTCTTCGGAGACAACCCTCCCGACTTCTTGAAGGCACTCGACGCCCAACTCGAGCAGAGCGGCAAGAAGGGTTTCTCCGTCAGTCGCGTGGCGCTCTCCAACCTTCCGATCGAGGCGCAGCAGCTTGTCGCCAACCTGCGGCGACTCGTGCTGACGAAGGCCTCCGATCACGCCCGCGAAGCCGCGGGCGCGAAGACGGAACGCAAAGCCCTCGAAGACGAGCGGCGATCCCTGCAGGCGGAGCGCGCCAAGCTCTACAGCCTCTTCAAAGACCCGCGACTGGCCGAGCTCGCGAAGGCGCCGGAGGGAGAGGCGCCGGACCCGTACTCGCCGGAGGGGATCGATCATCGCGTGAAGCATGGTGTCGCGGAGCGCTTCGGGGACTTCCTTGCCCGCTTGAAGGTCGTCTCAGAGGAATCGGAACAGCAGGTCGCGGCAACCATGGAGACGGCGCGGCGCACGGCCGAGAAAGAGGAGCTGAAAACGGCCCTCGCGACACAGGAGGGCTGGTCAGATCCCGACGTGAAGGACTACGCGAAGAGGCTGGTAACGGCCCACAACATGCACTGGAAGGAGGCGTTCCCGATCGCGGTGGCGATGGTGCGAGGCGCCGAGCCGAAACAGTCGGCAGACGAACCCAACGCCAGATCGCAGACGCGGATGGTGCGCCGCGAGGCCGGCGCCATGCCTGAGACTCCGAAGGATCTCGACAGCTACGGGTTGCAGAAGTGGTACGACGCGCACCCCGGGACCCGGGCACGTGACATCGAGCGGTATCAGCATCGACTCGGGCGCTGATCTGGCTTGACATGATCTGCGCGGCTCGGTAGAGTTCCAACAGCAAAGCAACAGCGTACGGCTTCGACACCCTCTCCTCCCGGGCTCTTCGGACATCCCGGGAAGCGGCTCCAGGCGGCGCGCGACCCCCACCACGAGGATCGCCATGCCTCTTCCCGCCGGGTTGTCCGAAGAGTTCCTCAGCACAACGTCGTTCAACTACTTGCAGAAGCGACGTTCTCTCCAATCGCAGCCCCACCCTCTGCTCGAGACGCTCCTCAAGGCGAAGCAGAAGAACGAGGGCGGCGACCTGCTCATCGTCCCGTTCGATGTCCGCCGCGTGAACCGTATCGGCGGCACGCGCTGGATCACCGGCTACGAGTCCGTGCTGATGGACTTCCAGCGGATCCACGAGGCCGGGAACGTCGGGCAGGCCTTCACGGTCTATCCGATCCCCTGGTCGATGGTGGACGAGCAGAAGAACAGCAGCGCTCAGCGCCAGATCTCCCTCATCGAGGAGTACACGAAGGACGTCCACGACGACGCCGAGGAGAACGCGGAAACGCATTTCCTCCAGGGCGGGATCACCGCGATGGCGGACTGGCAGACCTTCAACGGCGATGACGTCGCGGACGGCTTCCTCGAGTCCATCGCGCCCGGTGCGCAAAACAACGTCGTGCAGGACTTCAACAAGGCCTCGTTCGCGGCGCTGCCGGGTGCGAACAACCAGTTCGGGGACATCAACGGCACCTTCTCGACGGCGGGCCTCTCGACGCTGCGCGAGCACCAGGTTCGGCTCCGCTCGCTGACGAAGGGTGGCCGCCTCGCCGGCATCGCCTCCATCATGGGCGCGACGAACTACGGTCGCGCCGTGCAGGCCTCGGAGCGGTACACCGCGGGAGGCGCTGATGCCGTGTCCATGATCGAGGAGATCAGCATCGGCGGGATCATGTACAAGATCTCGCGCTTCATGCCGAACGCCGGCCCCGTGACCGGGGTTGCCACGCAGGAGTGGAGCTTCCTCACGATCGACCTCGAGGCGGCCTTCATCAAGGCGTTCGCGGGAATGAGCTTCGATCAGGAGCCGTTCCAGCGGATCCCGGGGACCGGGACGAGCATCGCACTCGTCCACGTCGCCGGCCAGCTCGTCATCATCTTCTTCGGCAGCTGCGGCATCATCCGCGGCGGCGATACCTGGTAGGAGCCCCCCATGACCATGCCGAGCGTGAAATTCAAGCACGACGACGCGGACAACAACGCGACGTGTGATGGCCCGACCAGCTCCGACGCGAACTCGCCGTCCACTTGGGACGAGTTGTTCTTCGTGACGACCCTGGGGTTGATGGCGCGCGGGCGTTCCGTGTCCGTCGATACCGCGGGCGTCGCCTTCCCCGGCCGCGAGATCGTGGATGCACCGGCGTCCGCCAACACGCCGATTGTGGGGATCCTGATGGAGGTGCCGACCGCCGGTGACTGGGTGCGCGTGCGCCGGCGCGGGATCATCGACGAGGCCACGGACGGCTTCCGCGTGAACGTGCTCGATACCACGGCGGCGAACCTCTACCTCCGGCAGAGCGCCGTGGCGGGTCAGCTCAACACGGCCACGATCGGAACCGATCACGTCGTGGCGCTGAACCTTGCCCTCGCGACACCGACCGGATCGCCTCGGGTCGAAGTCCGCTGCTAGGGGGCATCCGCTCCCAGGAAGGAGCCACGATGCGCCTCTCCGAGATCCGCACCCGCATCGAGCGCGCGCTGCAGCACGCGCCCGCCGTCGAAACGCATCGCGCCGAGCTGAACGATAGGATCAACGACGCCGAGCAGGCGTTGATGCAGGGCGGCCCCTGGCCCTTTCGGCAGCGACACATGTTGCTGCGCTGCAAGGCCGACGTCGTGTTGCCGCCGGGTTCGTACACATACAACACCGCAATCGCCGGCGTCTACGGCTTCGAGTTCACACCGCCGGCGAGCTGGGACAACTTCGATCGCTTCTTCGGCGTCCTTGGAGCCCTGGTCACGATCACGGGCGGGGTCTCCACCGCGATCAACACACGTTTCGTCGTCGAGCGCGCCCTCCAGGGTGCCGGGACCAACATCGCGTTGCGGCTCGATCCCAGGTTCTCCGGAAGCATCCTCACCGGAGCCGAGACCTTCACGATCCAGCATCTTCGCTACGGCCTGCCCCGGCACACGACAGACGTGCTGTCGCTCATGGACCGCGACACGGATCGGGGTCCCATGCGCGAGATCAGCCTCGCCCGTGAAGCAGGCATGCTCCTCGACGCCACAGATCTCGGTGCGCCCGAGGTCTACATGCTCGATCCGAACCATCAGACGAGCTGGGACCGCTGGAGCGGGAACGCGTACCCACACGACTACAATGAGCCACCGCACTCAGCCCCAACAGCCGTGGGTGCGGTGGTGGGAGTGAGCACGCTGCCGCTCCTGCAACGATTCTCCTATCGGTACGCATGGCGCTACGCCGGCCTCTGGTCGCCGGCGTCTCCGCAGGTCGATGTGACCCTCACAGGAACGCAGAACCACATCAACCTCGCCGGGCTCGAAACCCTGTTCAGTGCGGCGCTCGGGCGGACACGCCAGCTCTTCCGTCGCCAGAACGAGGGGCCGTGGTTCGCGTTGTCCGAGATCACGGATCCGACCGTCGCCACGTTCGCGGACACCGGAGCATTCCTGTCGGCCAGCCCGAACCCAGTGGTCGTCACGCGGGAGCGGCACTACCACACCCCGGGTGGGCAGGTCTTCATCCGGTTGTGGCCGCGTCCCGACGCGGATCGCGTCCTCGAGCTGCGGTACGTCTCGGCGGTGCCCCTGCTCGAGGATGATTCAGATGAGCCAGAGTTCCCACAGCATCACGAGATCCTGGTACACGCCGTCGCCAGGGATCTGGCAATGCAGGCCGACGCGAATCGCCTCGCGAGCTACCATGCCGGCCGGTACGAGGAAATGTTGCGCCTCATGCGCCGCACCATGGGCGGGAACACCGGCCAGCGCAACGTGCGGGGCTCCGTTCTTGGCGGCGAGGGAGCGTCTCACATTCGCGTCGGGCGCCCGGTGATGAATGGGTGAGCGGGAACGAACCCTCTCGGCACGTCCGATCGGAGGCATGGACGAACGGTTCGCGCCCTCTCCGACCGCGGCCGGCCAGATCGTCAACATGCACCGATCCGCCGAGGGGCTCTGGAAAACCTGTGGAGGATTCGGGCCCGCTATCGCGGCCAGCGGGTTTTCCCAGCTCGGGCCGATCCACTCCTTGCACTGGTTCGCGCAGCATCAGGGCGGCCGACAGTGGCTCGTCTTCGAGCACGAATCCGGCAACAACCTCATCCTGGCGTACCTGAACTTCCCGGCAGACCAGGTCACGACGATCCAGTCGGGGCGACGTCTGGTCCGTGGGCCATGGATCGGGACGTCCTACCTCGAGTCCGGTGACTGGATCGTCGCGCTGAACGGGTACGACACGCCGATCCGCTGGAACGGAAAGGAGCTCGTCGAGTTCGGTTTCTCGGCGCTGCCGCCGCCGCCCACGGTTCGTTTCGCCGGTTTCGATGCTGCCGACGCCACCTTCACCATACCGGCCGGCGGCCTCGACAACTTCGCTGGCCCGTTCCAGCGTGGCGTCGGAGAAGCCCAGGAGCCCTACGCCTACGGGTACGCGACCACATGGGTCAACGATCGCGGCATGGAGTCGCCGCCCTCTGCAATCACCTGGATCCGTGGCGACAACCCGGACGGCACCGTGAACCTGATCGAGGGCCTCGGAAGCAACTTCGTCCACATGCCGGCCGCCCCGGCGCATGTCCGTGGGCAACGGCTCTACCGGACGCAGAACGTGCGGGACGTCTCGACTTCCGGGCAGCAGGGACACGCCCTCTACTTGGTCGAGGAGTTCGCCACGGGCGGCGAAGTTGCGTTCGTGGATGATGCCCCGGACAGCGAACTCGGCCTTCTGCTCAACCAGGATCTGCTCGGTCTGATGCCGCCCGGGGCGCGTTTCGCGCAGGTCTTCAAGGACACGCTCTTCACCGACGGGGGCGCCTCGGCACAGAGCCGCCTCCGGTACAGCGCGCCGCGCCTCGTCGAGCAGATGCCGGAAGTGAACTACCTTCTCTGTGGTGATGCCACGACGGGCCAGATCGTGGCGTTGAAAAGCACAAAAAACGCCCTGCTCGTCTTCAAGAGGCGAGGGATCTACTTGCTGAAGGGTGATCCCAGGGTCGGCTTCTTCACCGAGACCTTGACGGAAGATCTCGGATGCGCGGCGAGCCGAAGCGTGATCGAGCTGCCCGGCATCGGAACGCTGTTCCTTTCGGACGACGGGCCCTACGTTCTGGAGGGCGCCCTCGAAAACACCGGCACTCCGACGGCGCTCCGCTTCATCGGGCAGAACATCGCGGAAACATGGTTGACCCGCATCAACAAGAAGGCACTCGCCGCCGCGCGGGCCGAGCGCTTCCTGCGGGAGCGGGAGGTCTGGTTGCAGATCCCCGTGGGCGGCGACGACAGGGCCTCTCTGGGCCTCGTCCTGCACTACGATGCCGCGGCCTGGTCGCTTCGGGAGGGCTTCCCCTTCTCGTGCCTGGCCGAGGCGCGGGACCACCGCGGCCACCTCTTCGGTGGCTCCTGGGACTCCGCACACCGCGGCGTGCATGTCGTCACCCGCGGCTCGTCGGATCTTGACGGGGACCCGCTGCAGGCCACGTTTGGATCGTCCTGGGTCATGCTCGGCAAGCGCGAGGTCTGGCGCGAGGTCACGCTGCATGTCCTGGATCTGCACGCGGCGATCACGGTCGAGTGGCACGTCGATCGCGAACCGTTGGATTGGAATCCGGGTCCCGCGGATCGTCTGGCCGATGACTACGAAACGACCCGCGATCGATGGGGCTCCGCCCGATGGGGCTCCGCCCGATGGTGGCCGCAGATTCCGACCTGGGTGCGTTGTTCGCTGCACAACGCCAGAGGTTTCGACCTTCAATGGCGTGCCCTGGGGGCAGACCTCGAACTCCTCGGCGCCGATCTTACACTCGTATCGCAAGGCGATATCAAGCCGCGAACGGACAGGATCGGCTGATGGCGCGCGCGTATCCCGTCGAACGCTTCGCAACGGATCAGACGCTCCGCGTCGAGCGGCTCAATGCCGATCTGGATGGGGCTGCCGCGGAGATGAACGGCCACCTCGATCGCGACAACATCAACGCGGACGCCATCGCGGCGGACAAGGCGGCGTTCAACACCTGGCACGGCATCCAGTTCGTCGAGGCGAGCGCCCCCCTCGCGCTCACGGCCGCCGCGGACTGGCAGACCGTGCTATCGACCACGGGCCTCGTGACGGATGACGGCCGCCTCCACGTCGAGGCCTCATTCAGTTTCGATGCCGCCTCCACTGCGCGCGGCGTGGGAGCCGCGATCTTCCTCGACGGAGCCTTGGTCGCGGCGAGTCCGAAAGGACGTCTCGAGGTGAGTGGCGCCAACGCCGTGATCGCTGCCCCTCCGGTGGGAGCCGGACCGCACACCGTGGAGTTGAAGGTTCACACGCAGGCGACGACAACGATCAATGGCCGCTCCCTCTTCTGCCATCAGGGGGCACGCTGATGGGCCGCGTCGAGTACGACCAGCTTCGTCCCGGGGCCGCTACGGCGGGGGCCCTCAACAGCATCCTGACAGAAGTTGCAACAGATTCCGGTCTGCTCTCGAATGCGAATTGGGCCGAGGAGGGCCTCGACAAGCGACCGTTCGCATCGTTGATCCAGGCACGCCGGGCCTTCATCCCGATCATACACGACGCCACCGCCACCCAGGGGCCCCTCGCCGCCGCCTTCGTTACCTTCAACCCCGGCGTGCTCTTTCGGACCGGCGCCTTCGTCCTCGCCGCCAACGAGACGCTACGTCTGCGCTTTACCAGCGAGTTTCCGAGCGGTCCCGTGCTCTTCGGCATCACTCCGACGCCGCCAGCGGACGTGCAGGTCCGCCTCGGTGGGCAGATCTCGGGGATCCCGTTCTTCAACACGGCCTCGTTGCGACGATATCGCAACCTCAACACCGGTTTTGGTGCCCACGCGCGTTGTCACACGCAGATCTACCTCGTGGGGCCGACCAGCTTCGACTTTGTCGAGGTCCAGATTGCAGATCCCGGCCTCTCCACGGTACAGATCGGGGGCGCCGTCCTCGCCGGCATGATCTACGGGGGGATCGTCTGATGCCCTACACGCCCGGAACCGTCTTCGCGGATGGGACGACCATGGACGCCGCAGCGGTGCGGGCAGAGCTCGTGGCGATCCGGGCGTGGCAGAACGAGATCCTCGCCACCGACATGGTGGCGGGGCAGCTCAACCGGACCCACATCTACAGGCCGGATGTTGCGGGCTTCCCGAAGCAGAATCTCGAAGCTCCGACGCAGGAGAAGTATGAGGACTTCTTCGGCATCGCGGAAGAGCAAGTCGATAACGGCATGATCCCAGTCGCTGGCTCGACGCGACAGGTCCGCGCCGTCTGGCGGGAGCGGCGTTCGATCTTCCTCGCCGCGCTGCTCACCTCCGATCGCTGGGTGATCCCGCACATGGCGCGTCGCGTCGTGCTGGACGAGACTGCCGAGGTCGAGATCATCGCGACCTGGAATGCCTGGTGCGCGTACAACCCGGATCCCGTGTCCGCCAACCTAAGCTTCCTCTCCACCGCGGGCCGCTTCCGGCTGATCTACACGCCGCTCGGTGCGGCGCCGGTGATCTTGCCAGGAACGCGTCGCAAGATCAACCCGCACAGCAATAGCAGCATCGCGTTCTTCTCCGTGTACTCGACAGGAACACAGATTCAGCTCGGGGCCGGAACCTACGACTTCGCGCTCGAGTACATCCGCGACGGCGCCGACAGCCGCGTGACACAGGTTATCATCGCGTCACCCACGATCGTCCTGAACGTTCAGAAGCTCTAGGAGGGCCTCATGCCTGTACCGCTCGGACTCATCGGCGCCGGCGTGTTGTCGGGCGGCCTCGGCCTGGCACAGGGGATCTCCGGGGCGATCAAGACGGAGGAGGACAAGCGCCGAGAGGAAGAACTGGAGAAGCTCCTCGGCCTGCAGAAGACGGGGGGGCTCGGCCTCACCGGCGAAGAGCGGCGGCTACGCGAGCAACAGCTCGTGACCCCGGTACGTGAAGTGGCCTCCCAATTGCAGAGCCGCCAGGAAGCGGCCATCGGAGCCGGGGCCGGTGTTTCCGGCGCCGAGCTCTCCCGCCTGCGACAGGAGACGGGGCGCACGATCGCCGGCGCCCAGCAGGCCGCGGCGACCCAGATCCTCGAGGCCGACATCGCGAAGGAGCAGGCGCAGCGCGCCGAGATCGAGCGGCGTGCCGCGGACATCGAGGCACGGAAGAAGGAGCGACGCGCCTCGATCTTCGGCGGCTTGTCGCAGGCTGCTGCCGCCGCTGGCGAGATCGCGGGAGCGGTGCCGGAGGCGGCCCGCGCCGCCGGGCTCGCGGGTGCCCCGATCCGTGACACGGAGGCGTTTCGCTCCATCATGGAAGAGCAGGGGGTCCCGCTGGCTTCCCAGGAGGCCCTTCTCCGCATCGGTCCGCAGAAGCTTACCCGGATCTTGGACAATCTCCAGTCCGGCAACATCGGATCGGAAGAGCAGGAGCTCTACGACATCCTGACTCAGGTAGGAGGGTGAAATGCCGGAACCCCGTCAGGTCGGCGCCCCCGTCAACGTCTACGACACGCCGATCTATTACGTGCCGCCGCCCCAGGAGCCGGTGAACATCGCCGCGGCGTTCTGGCACTCCTTCCAGGCAGAGCGGTCCCCCTGGGCGACGCAGCTCTTCCTCGCACGGCTGCGGGCGATGGATCCGCAGGCCCGGATCCAGGCTCTTCTCCGCGCCCGCGAGCTCGAGAACGATCGGGCCCGCCAGGAGATGAATGCCCTCAACGTCGCGCGTCAGGCGAACGCGAGCCTCTATCGGACGCTCCTCCAGACTGCCGCCCAGGTCCGCGGCCAGGACGTGCAGGCCTCGATTGCCGGCGCCGAGATCGCCAGCCGGGAGAAGATCGCCGCAACGTCCGTCGAGTCGCCGCTGGGGCAGAGGTTCATCGCGGACGCCGGAGAAGCCGGCAAGGTGCTGGCCGAGGCTATGGTGCGCGCCGGTACCGCCTCTCCCGACGAGAAGCAGGCCGTGGCGCGCGAGGTCACAGACGCGGCGCGGGCGATGGACAACTTGATCGAGCGCGCCACGACGGAGACGGCGCTCTCCAACATCGAGCGGGGCGCCGTCGCGAACCAGATCCGCGCCCAGCTCCGCGGCCAGATCACGCCAGGCCAGGTCCAGATCCTCACGGAACGCGGCCTTCTTCACTTCCCCGCCGAGTTGCCATCGGAAGCGCACGCGGCGCCCGGCGGCCCCGGCTTCCCTGGTGTGGTTCGGGAGCTCGCCCGGACCTTCGGCCTCGAGCCGGAGCAGATCCGACCCGAAGACGAAGCACGCAGCGTCATAGTGCGCGGTCCGGCGCGCGCGATCCCGGCAGCGGAGCCCGCGGCGGAGCCGGCCGCTGTCCAACTGGACGAGTTCGGGCTGCCGATCGGGCTGCCACCGGAGCTCCTGGAAGAGCTGGCGGCACCACGCGGGACCCGCCCGCCGTCCATTCCTGGGGGCGCGCCGGTCGAGGACTTCGTCAGCCGCATCGGTGCCGAGTACGAGAAGGCCGGTCGCGGCATCGGCGCCGTAGGCGAACCGATCTTCCGGCGCCCCGATCCTCGTGCCGCGGCACTCGAACAGGCCTTCGCTGGTGCCGAGACGTCGCAGGAGACCGTCGATCTGCTCGAGGCGCTGGCGAGCACCGGTCGCGGCAAGGGGCCGCCGGGCAGGCAATTGGAGAAGGCCCTTGTCGAACGGCCGGCAGAGCGGATCGGCCGCGAAGAGGCGCTCCGCGCCGCCGCGGGCGCCGCCGTGGCATCCGGCGGCGCCGAGCAACTTGCCCCGACAGAGGAAGAGGATCTCGAGGAGCTTACCGCAGTCCGTCAGCGACAGCCCGCCGCCCTCATGGAGGACGTCCGTGCGCTCGCAAAGCCGAAGCGCAAGCAGCCGGAGATCGGCTCTTTCACGGTGCCGGAAGCCAAGGCACAGATCCTGGACGAGCTCTATACCCGCCTGGAGGCAGGGGGTACGACGACACCCGAGGAGGCGGCCGAACAGGAGCGTGAAGTCGAGGCGCTGCAGTTCCTCATGGGAACACCAACAGCGACGATCGAGGAAGAGGAGGACGAGAAGGAACGCCGTCGCCGCGAGGCCAGGAATGCCGGCGCCCGCTGAATCCGAGGCAGAGGAGGCCGATCTGCTCGACGAGCTTGTCGCGGCCGGTCGGGGGCCGACGATCGCGAAGTTCGAGCGACCGGAAGAAGTGCAGAAACGCGCCGTCGCAACGGCCCGGGAGCGCGAGGATCTCCTCGACGAGCTGACCCGAGAAACCCGCCGCCGCATCGAGCGACAGGGTGCCGTGCCCGTGGGCGTAGAGGCGCGGATCGCGGAAGAGTATCGGGCCGCTCCGATCCCAGCAGAGCCCGCGGATCTGTTGACGTCCTTCGTCCAGGCGACACAACCCCGGCGGATCCGCGAAGACGCGCGCGTCACGTTGGCGGAGCTCCAGCGCGACGCCGCCCTCGATCTTGCCGTGCGCACTCCCGGGCTGCGACCGGCAGCAACCGCAGCGAAGGCGATCGGTATTCCTGGGGCCGCCCCCATCGCAGAGGAGCTCGAGCAGCGCGCGCGTCAGTTCATGCGGAGTGACCTCCAGCTCGCGCTTGACACGGCGAAGCTGGTGGAGCCCCTGACTGCTTCCGGTCTCGCCAGCCGCCTCCTCGGTACGGAGAACCCGGAGAAGGCGGCGATCACGAAGGCCGAGCGTCTGATCAAGCACGCGGCGCCGGTGCAGCCGGGAGACGTCGGCGTCGCTCTCGAGAGCCCCGCCATGGCCGGCGTTCGGTTCGCCGGTACCGCGGCGCCGGCCGCGATTCAGGAGGCGGCCTTCGCCTTGCCGGTGACGGCCCTTCGTAAGGAGGGACGCGCCGTCAGTGGCACGACGCTGGCGCAAGACTTCGTCTCCCGCCTGCTCGAGGGAGAAACGCCCGCCACGGCGTTGAAGGAGACCCTAGCCGGAGTCGATTACGGCTTCACTCGCCTCGAGGACGCGCTGCTCGGCACGACTCCGGCAGATCGCGGCCTCTACAGCGATCGCTCCCTCGAAACGAAGGGGGCATTGACCCGACCGCTTTATCAAGCATTGTACAAGACCGAGCTGGGTTATGGCTTTGGTGAGGACTTCAAGGCGACGGCGGCTGTGCGCGGGATGTCGCCCGGCCAACAAGCAGCGGCCTTCGGCGCCGGCTTTGCCGCGGATCTCCTGATCCCATGGGAGCTCCCCGCGACGAAGGCGTTGAAGGTCGCCAGGGTCGCATCCGCGGCGAACGATCTGTCTCGGGCCTTTGGCGCGGTCGGAGACCTGCCATCCGGGCAGATCTTAGCGGCGCTGCTTCGCGAGCGCCCCCAGGCGCCGGCGAAGGTCGTCGGAGACATGGTGGCGGCCCGCCTCGCCGCCGGCGAGCGTCCCGCAGATGTGCTCGGTGCCTTCGACGCGCCGACGGCAGACCTGATCAAGCAGATGCTCGACGAAGAGGGTGCCATCGGTGTGGTGGAGCGTGGCCCCCCACAGCCACCACAGGCGCCGCCGCTCGCGACGCCGGGGAACGAGCTTGCCGCGGCTCTCGGCGGTACGCGCGCCGCAGCGGCGCGTGCCGAGGAGGAAGTTGCCGGACGCTTCCGTAGTGCCGTCGCTTCCGCCCACGACCAAGCCCGCGGCGGGATCGCCGTGGCCGCAGAAGAGCTTGACGCGGCCCGGCGTCGGGCCTCCGATGATCTTCAACTGCCGCCGCCGCTGCCGCGCAGCTCTACCGAGTGGCGGGCGCAACGCGCCGCAGAGCTCCAGAAGGCAACAGACCCCGCCGAGATCCCGGAGGGTTACCGTGGTGCCCGCGGTGAAGCCGGAGAAGTGCTGCGGTGGCTCAATCCCGAGCAATCACCCGCGACGCCCCTGTACCGGCTCGTCGATGCCGATGGCAAGACGGTGGGACGCGGGGATTTGCAGCGGGTGCTGAGTTCGATGCTCTCCAGGCAACGGTATCGAGACGAGGTCTGGTTCGCAGACCACCGCCCCGTCAGCCATTGGCGGCGCCGCGCCAAGGCCGACGATCCAGGTCGCCCCCTCGGTTCTCTCGCCGTCGATCACGACTTCGTCTTGCCCGAGGAGGCCCTGTTCATCGACGAGCTGCGCCGCGGCCCGCGTGGGAAGATCCCGGAGCAGGCCCTGATCGAGCAAGGCGCCATCGATCTGCATGGGGCCGGGCTTGCCGATGGTGTCGTGCGAAGGATGGTGCGCTCCTTCTTTGGCGACGATGTCCGCAGACTGCCACGCCGACCCCTTGACGAAGGACAACGCACCTTCGTCCGCGCCGTCGAGGACGCGACCGAGGCACGGATCCGCGGCCACATCGGCACCGATCTGGTGCCGCTCACCGCCACGGTGCGGGTGACCCCAGCCGAACGCGACATGATTTTGGCACGCCTGCGACGCGAGCAGAAGAGCGCCGGGTACGATCCCGGCCGCGCCACCGTGAAGGACGGGATCGTGGAGTTCGCGGATCGGGCCGCAGCGGATCGGTTCTTCCGCGGACACGGGATCAGGCTGCCGGACCGTCCAACGACGGCCGAAGTGCGGGAGGCGGCGGCCCGGGTGCTCTACCGGCTGGCGGGACGTGCCACCGATGTCCGCTGGGCGATCCGTGGCACCCCCGCACTCTCAACGGCGCTCCTCTCCGCGGCGGCGGCGACACGCCCCGATTTGCTCTTGCAGGGCGGTGCCTCCTTTCTCACCCGTCTCGTCCCGGAGGGTCGTCTGGCCGCGCTGCCAGAGGAGACGCGTCGCATCTTCTCGGCGGTGCTGCGGGACGCGGAAAGCACCGGCGTCTCCGTCCTGCAGGAGGCCCGCCGTCGCATCGATGCTGGCGTCAGGGCGGAGGATGTGCTTCCCGACCTGCTCGAGGAGTACCGCCCCGTACCGGCGCGAGAGGGCGCGCTCGTCGAGGCCCTCACGGGGGAGCCGCCGAACACCCTTCCCGCTCTTCTGGCGGCCCGCCGCGCCATCCTCCGAGAGACGAGAGATCCCGCCGTGATCGGTCGCTTGGCTGAGGCGAAGACGCAACCCGTCTTGGCCGACGCTACCGCCGACTACGTCAACCACCGCACCCGGGACATGGTGCGGGAGGGACGGCGGGTATTGGAGGCGATGTTCAGCGACGAAGCGGCGGGGCGGATTTTCAGCCGCGACTCCAGGATCCTGCACAACGAGCAGCTCGTCCAGGTCTACCACGGCTTCCTGCGGCAAGGTCCCGCGGCTCCCGAGGTGACGCACGCGTTCGGCCAGATCGCCCCGGGGCTGGCGCCGGCGCGGACGGAACGGATCTATCAGCGCCTCCTCATCCTGTACCGCCGCGCGCAGCTCGAGAAGGAGATCGCGGCTCGCCTCGTCGAAGCACAGATCGGGGCCGCAGATCCGCGCACACAGAACGCCGTGCTCCGGGTCTTGCGCCGCGAGGACCTGCGCGACTTCACGCTGGGCGAGCGGGCGCTGGCCGCGAACATGGTGCGCCGCGTCGGCCTCGAGCCCGGTGCGCCGGTCGAGTTCGCGAAGTTCCGGGGCGTCCTCCTGCCCCGGGGCCTGGAGATGGAGTTGCGTGCCGCCATCGACCGCGGCTCCAGGCTCGGCAAGGATTCCATCACCTCGGCGGCATTCTCGTGGATCTACGGGCTCTATAAGGACGCCCTGACGACCTTCAATCCCCGATATCTCGTCTCGAACGTGATCGGGATCCCGTTCATGGCGCTGGAAACGATCGGTGGCGACGGCCTTCTCCGGGCGGTGTCATCCCTTGGGCAGCATCCCGCGATGGCGTGGGAACTGGTGCGTCGTGCTAGCGGCAATCCGGCCCACCGCGCGCCGCGGCTTGATGCCCGCGTCTTCACGACTGATGCCGGACAGGTCTACACCGCCGACGAGCTGGAACGTCTCGTGGCGCGGTACGGGGTTGCCAACACCTACCAGCAACAGATCACGGCGCGGCAGCTTGGCGAGGAGATGGCGCGCCTCTCCGGGCAGTGGAATGTGCTCGGGCGGGTGCGGCTACGCGGCGCACCGGCAAAGGCCCGTCTCCTCGCGGCAGAGACGCGGGAGGCCTTGAAGCAGGTCGCCGAGATCCCGGAGCGGGGCTTCCGCGTCGGCGTCTGGCTCTCCGAGCTCAAGCGTGGCACGGCGCCGGAAGCGGCGGCTCAGGTGGCTCGGGACGCCGCCTTCGACTACAGCCGGCTCACCGACACGGATCGCGCCATCGCGCGATGGGGGCTCGTATTCTGGGCGTTTCACCGCAAAAACCTGGACGCGTTCTTCACGCAGCTTGCCGACAATCCGCACCGTCTCGGTCGGCAGCTACGTCTCGCACGGGACCAGCGCAAGGCGTGGGGTGAGCTGCGGGGCACGCCGATGGATCCCGTGACGCTCTCGCAGCAGCGATCCTCTGATCTGGGCCGCCTCGTCCTCGACCGCATCGGAACGCCGAGCGGTTCCGACTGGACGGTGTCCACCTCCGGCGTGCTGACCCCCGTGGAGGGGCTGCTACTCTTCCTCCAGCTTCTCGCCCTCTTCCCGAGCGACTTGAAGCGCAGCCGCGCGGCTGCGACGGCCATTTCCGGGCAGATCCATCCTCTGCTCGGGACAGCGGTGGAAACCCTGACGGATGTGGATCCCGGGACCGGGTATCGCGCCTCGGCGCCGCTCTCGAACGTGATCCCGACGTGGATGGTCGAGACGCCCGGCGTCGCGGAGTTCGTTCAGTGGGCGTTCGCGCCGCGGCAGGAGCCCCTTCCCTTCTCCGCGATCCACCGCGCCGCCGGGATCCTGCCCGACGGAACTCCCTACGCGTGGGTGCCGGACGAGCAGGCGACGCAGTCGTGGCGGATCTTCGCGGCGATGGCACCGCGCGTCACCGAGCAGACGATCCCGGACACGCTGACCGCCGCGGCAGGCATGTTTCGCGACCTCGGCATCGACTACATGCAGGCCGAGCAGGGGCGTCTCGATCCGCGCGCTTCGACGCCGATTGATCTGCTCAGCCTCCTGTTTCACGTCGGGAGGGTGCGCGGTCCGATCGAGCAGGCGACAGCGCTGCGCTCCGCGGAAGCACGTGAGCTGCGGGGACGGATTGAAAGGGAACGCGAAACCCGATAGCCTGTAGGCCTGGAGCATCCCATGACTCGTTTCTGGCGTCGTTCAGTCACCCTTTCGGGGACCCGCGCCGGTGGAGCCGGCTCCGAATTCATCTCCACGGAGATCGCGCCGCCGGCCGGCGTCGGAACCGCCCGCGGCTTCCAGGTCCGGCTCGTCAGCGGTCCGATGACGGCGATCGTCCCCTTCCTGGTGACGAACGAGAACGCGCTGACCGCGACCCCGGCCGATGATGACGTCGCCGCGGAGTCCGCGAGCGTCGCGCTCACGGCATCGGCCACGAATGCGGATCTCGACAGCGACTTCGACAACCCCCGCGTGTTCGCGCGCGGCCTGCGAGCTGGCGGCAACGCCACCTTCTCCGGCAACGGCGCCTACTCGATCGTGTTCACCGCCTGGGGAGACACGCAGGGATGAGTCACAAGTTGGAGATCGAGGATCTGCGGCACGAACTGCGGCGGCGCGCGCCACGGGGCCGCGCCGGACAACACGTCGTGATTGATGATCGCGGGCAGCACACGCCGGTAACGCCAGTGGTGGGAGCCTACGGCTGGGCGCTGACCCGGGACGGCCGCTGGATCGTGACGTGAACGGCACCGCGCGACACCGTGATCTGCTCCTCGACGACAACCACATCGTCACGCGCTGGAGCTTTGTCACCGTCACGCTGCGGGACGCCGCCGCGTACACGACGGCGGATCTCGGTGGCGTCGCCGAGGTTGGCTCCGCAGAGCCCTTCACGTACTACGTCCTCGTCGGGCTCTCGCCGCTCACCTGGTCGGCTCTCGGCGGAAGCGACCTCACCGCAGCGAACGTCGGCGGCGGCGCCGGGTTGTTCCGAGACAAGACCGGCTCCACGCTGAACCTCCGCTCGCTCCTGGCGGGCGTTGGGATCGCCGTCTCATCCGCCGCAGACACGGTGTCCATCGCGTTCTCGCACGTTCTCGCCGCCGCCCTGAATGCCGCGAACTTCGCCGTCCACACGGTGCGGACGGTCACCTACGCCGCCGAGGTCAACAACGGGACGAGCGGAGCCGCCGCCACGATCAACTGGACGGCCGGCCAGAAGCAGCGGGTCACGCTGGGCACGAACACCACGTTCGCGTTCATCGCCCCGCTGGGACCCTGCAACGTGGTCTTCAAGATCGTGCAGGACGGGACCGGCGGCAGATCCCCAACTTGGCCCACGGCCTGCCGCTGGGAGGGTGGCGTCTCCCCATCCCTGACGCCGACGGCGAACGCCACAGATCTCGTCGTGTTCTACTTCGATGGTACGCTCTACTTCGGTCAGTCCGCTCGCAACTTCATGTAGGAGGTCGTCATGTTCGTTGCTTTCGTCGCCGCCCTGCTCGCCTCGCCCGCGCTGGCCGAGAACACGATCAAGGTGTGCATCGAGCTTCCTTCCGGCACACTGCAGGTGAAGACGGCTCCGCTCGGGGCCGGCCAGTGCGACACGCTCGCCAGCCCCCACCAGGCCATCGGCGTCTGGTCCTTCTGGGAGCAACCTGTCGGCAACCAGCTCGCAGAGGAGTGGAGTGGACACGACCTTTTCGGCTGCTTCGACGCCAACGGCGACACCGTGATCCAGGAGCGGGATACCACGGGCGCCGACAAGGGCACACGTCGCAAGCCCTACACGCCGAATGCGGCACCGGGGCAGCTTCGCACCCTCCCGGATGCGGTTGCCGATACCGCTGCGGCCGGCGACGTCACCTGGGATGTGGCGAACGGTGGCGCCGGAGCCGCGTACGAGACGAAGCTCGCCTCCTGCCGAACTCTGGTCGGATTCCCGCCCTGATCCTATACCAGCCCGCGCTCGCGGTCCCCGGCGACTGGCGTGCCTGTGCCGCGCAGGAGTGGTCGAGTCTCCCCTGGGCGCCGGAGCCGACGCCGAGCCGTCACGACGCGCCCCCGGGCAGCGGCTACCTGAACGCGGTCTGCGTCGGTGGTGACGTCTGGGATGGGTTCGACCACATCGCCGTGGAATCGTTGGGGCAGGATCGGATCCAGATCACGGACTGGCACGACAGCCCCCAGGATTGGCCCCCAGGAACGCGCTGGGGACGTGTGACGACGCTCTACCCCCACGAGCCAGATCCCAGATTCAGCGGGGCCATAAACCGCAGCTACACGACCGAGGTGTATGCCGAGGAGCGGGCGCGGCTTCCCCCGTTCTCCTCCGCGGTCCGACCCTGGCACACCTTCCCGACGCCGAGGCCTTCGATCACGCGACACGGGATCTGGATTGCGGACGCCCTGCACGCGGAACATGCTGTGACGCGCGGGATCCGCGGCTGGCGCGAGTGGACGGCCGGCGTGCCCGAACACCTCCTGCGCGATGGTCATGTCGCGATACAACGCTCCATCGGCCGCTGGCCGAAGGCGAGGGGGACCCGAACGTACTACCACAACGGCACCGCCCTGGTTTCCCCGCTTCACGTCGCCACGTTCGAGAACGCGCTCGTGCTGACGCCGACGGGTGCCGTGACCCAGAGCGTGACCGTCGGAACCGCAGGGGTTCTGGGCTGGGTCGCAACCGGGCCATCGGGCGAGCCGAACGCGGCGGCGTGGCCGGCAGGCACGTACCGACATCAGCTCGACGTCACGGCAACCGGTGTTGATCTGGCCTACGGGCTTCTCACGCTGGGTGCAGGAACCGGGCACTTCGCGCGCGTCAACGCTGCGCTTGGCCTCGAGATCGAAACACACGCGCAGAGCGAGGCCGCGTTCGGCGGCGCCGGCCTACGTCTCGCCACGTACGCCGCGGGCTGGGTGGCAGGTCTTGTTTCGGATCGGCTCGAGGTGGCAATCGCGGTGCAACGGATCACCGGCCACGGCACGCAATCGCTGTTTCTCCAGGTCGGAGAGGCCGACGATTATGTTGACGGACCCTGGGCGGCGGCTCCCGCGGGGCCGGCCGCCGTCTTGCATGGGTGCAACACCTGACGGGTCGTGGTAGGCTGCGCGCATGCAGGACCCCCGCGTCGTCCACCCGAGCAGCCGTGAAGCAGCCCCTACGCCCTTCATCGAGCTTCTGCGGGCGCGGGCGCACGGCTGGGCGTTTGTCCAGGACAACGCGCCGGCGCTACCGGCGATCACGGCCGGCGGACTTCTCGAGGGTTGGGTCGATAACAACATGTCGGCCGGCGCCTCCGTCACCTACGCGATCGGCGTCTACGGGCCACAGGTGAACGCCTTCACCGGAGCCACCTCTGGCAACGTGGCCGGCTGGAGGGGTCGCGGCACGACCAGCCGCAACACGACTCCGGTGCTGAACCCAGAGTTCAGCGCCATGATCTGGCCCCAGAGCGTGACCGATGTTCGCTACTTCTTCGGGCTGTACGATTTCGACGGCCTGATCTCGGCGGGTGCGGATGCGATCACGGCGGCACACCTCGCCTTCCAGTTCAGCACGCCTCGCGGCGACACGAACTGGCAGCTCTCCAGGAGCAACGGGACGACGCAGATCCTTGTCGATACCGTCGTCCCGTTCCCGGGATCTGCAGATCCGTACCGTCCCATCGTCGAGTACGGCGGGAACGGCACCACGGCAAGGGCGCGGATCTACGGCCCGGATGGTACGACACTCCTCTACGATTCCGGCACGCTCACGACGGGGCTTCCCCCGATCACGACCGGACTTCGCACCATGCTTGGCTGCCGCACCACGGCGGTGGCGTCGAAGCAACTGAGCTTCATGCACGCCGAGATCGCGATGGCGTAGAGGAGACCCGATGCCGGTTCGGAAGGTGAGGGGCGGCTACAAGGTACAGGGTACCAAGTCCAAGCCCATGACGAAGAAGGCCGCGACGCGGCAACAGGCGGCGATCAAGATCGCGCAGGCGAAGCGAGGCAAGCGGCGGTGAGTCTCATCGGCAAAGTCACCGAGCACTTCTCCTGGTCCGAACTCTGCCTCACCGAACATCGCGACTACGTCGAGCTGAACGCCAAGTTGCTCGAGGCGGACGACGAGGCGAGACGGGCGCTCTACGAGCTCTGCAGAACACTTCTCGAGCCGGTACGGAAGCGCTTCGGACCCGTGATCGTCCACAGCGCCTACCGCTGTGCCGCCCTGAACACGGAGATCGGGGGCTCCGTGACATCGCAGCACATCAACGGGGAGGCGGCGGACTTCCACTGTCTCACCGCGTCGCTGACCGAGGTGTTCGACTGGATCCGTCGCCATCCAGGCTTGCCGTTCGGACAGGTGATCCTCGAGGGACGGATCCCGTCGTGGATCCACCTCTCCCTCGGGGAGCCCTGGCGTCCGCGCAGTGCGTGCCGTCAAATATTGCGCTGGGACGGCGCGAAATACTCGATCGTGTCCTGATCGTGGGGCCTCAGCGCTCCTGACGCGCACAGGCTGCGATGGCGAGAAGAACGATCCCGAGTTCCGCGAGATCGAGCCCGCCCTCCACGGCACCGAACCCGCAGAGCAGCGCCGCGAACACGAGGGCGAAGATCCCGCCGATCCGAACATGCCCGGTGGCGCTCATGTCGCGCCATCGTTGCCAGATGGGAGCGATCCGGGGAGCGGGAGCTCCGGCTGGAGGAAGCGATCCTGCAGTGGCGCCCAGCCCCGCGCCAGCGCCATGCGGATCACGCCCGCCCTCGTCCAGTCACCGCCGGGATGCTCGGCCTTGAGCCGCGAGACGAGATCGCCGGCCCGCTCCCAGTCCGCGTGTGGGATCAGCATGTGATGATTCATGGGGGCTCCATGTTGACGTGTTGTGGTGATCATGGTAGCCTGGTGGCGCGAGGTGTCAAGTATCTGCTGTTGCATTTCGTCGTGCCGAGCGCCGTCGCACTTGGTTGCGGATCGGGTTGGGTGGTCCGTCCGGCTCCGGCAAGAGCTTTACCGCCCTCCGTCTTGCCAGCGCCCTGCTTCCCCAGGCCGGCCGCGTCGCCGTGCTGGACTCGGAGCATGGCAGCGCGGAGCTCTACGCTGGGGCGCGGAACCCAGACGGTGGAGTTTTCGACTTCGACGTGATCCGTCTCGATGAACTCCACGGCAGCTTCGATCCGCGCAACTACGTCGCCGCGCTCGGGGCCGCGGCCCGGGGCGCGTATCCGGTGGTCGTGATCGACTCCCTCTCCCATGCCTGGAGCGGCGAGGGTGGCGTGTTGGAGCAGGTCGATCGGGCAGCGGACCGCATGAAGGGCAACAAGTTCGCGGGCTGGAAGGTCGGTACCCCGATGCAGAACAGGCTCATCGACTCGATCCTCTCGTATCCCGGCCACGTCCTGGTCACGATGCGATCGAAGATGGAGTACGTCCAGGAGAAGGAGGGTGACCGGGTCGTGATCCGCAAGATCGGGCTGGCCCCGATCCAACGCGACGGCATCGAGTACGAGTTCTCGCTCTTCGCCGAGCTCGAGCAGGGCGGCGAGCGCTGCATCGTCACGAAGACGCGATGTTCTGACTTCGTCGATGCCGTGGAATCGAAACCCGGGGCCAGTTTCGCGCTTCGTCTGCTTGCCTGGTTCGAGCAGGCCCCGAGCGTCCAGGGGCGCGTCGAAGACCTCGGCGTGGAGTGGGACGAGCTGCTGGTTTGGTGCCGAGAGAAGGAGCAGCCACATCCTGATGCGCTACCGCCCCAGCGCCAAGCGGATCTCCTGATCTGGTTGGACTCGGAGGAATGTCCGTTGCTTTCTGCCCGGCGCAGGAATGCGTCACGCAGAAGTACCGATGGGGAGACGACGTGATCCATGAGGCAATGAGCGACGACGAGCTGGTGTGTGACTGCCCGTGGCAGACGCGCGAGTGCCTCGTGTGCCGCTGCGCGGACCTGTGCGCGGCGCTGGAGGGCAACATCATCCGCCTGGTCGGCACGGACGACGAGGCGAACGCGGCGCTGCGCATGCTGCGCCGACGGCAGCGACTCACGACAGACCAGCCCGAGCTGGGCCGCCTTCTCGCCGCGATCCGCGAGTACGATCACGACGCTGGCCTCACGGAGCGCATCTTGGAGCACGGCATCGCGATGGGCGGGACCATCGACCAGCGGCCCATGGAGGGACCCACGACGGAGGAGGGCGCAGCCCTGCGCGGCGAGCTCGAACGGGCGCGCGACGCGGAGCGTCGGCACTACGCGACGCCTGTTGCGCCCGGAGTGCTGGGCTGGGCGATGGAGGTGTCCGATGGCTGACCTGACCGGGCCCGCGTTGGACGACGCGATCGTGGAGTGGTTGGCCCGCCGTGGGGACGCAGCGCGCTGTGTCGAGGTGGCGTCGGGGGCGGGGGTTCCGTACGTGCGGACCTACCAGGCATTGTATCGGCTGCTGATCGCCGGGCGTGTCCGGCGGGTGTTCCCGCCGCGCCCGCGTCGGCGGTGCGCGTGGTGGGAGGTGGCGCAGAGTGTTCCCGCCGACCTGTGGCCGCGCCTGCTCGCGGCGGGCGTGCGGTATCGGCCGGGGATGCTGCTCTGTCCGCCAGGCACCGCCCGGCTCCGCATCCTGGACGAGTGGGAGTGGGAGCGGGAGGCTGACGGCCCGATTGGCGCTGCCGCGTGGGTCCCCGACCTCGACGATCCCGCGACGTGCGGCTGTCTGCTCGCGGAGGTGCGGCGGCTCTCGGGCTGTCTGCACGTCCACGCGTCTGGCGCGCAGTCCGTGAGCGCGGATCCGGTGGGCTGGCGTGTCTGGCGGCTGGACTTTGGCCGCAGCGGCGCCGAGAGCGCGGCCATCGGCGCTGGCAGCACCGAGGGTGGGGCGCTGATCGCCGCGCTTGCCTGGCTGGTCGGGGTGGCGTTGTGACCGAGGACTGGCGCGACGAAGCACAGGTGGTGTGCTCCGTGGTCGCCCTCGCCGGCGGCCCCGCCGTGACCGTCGCGCTCGCCGCGCTGCGCCTCGGTCGCGACGCGATCGGGATCGACCTTGACCCGCGCTGTGCGGAGCTGGCGCAGCAGCGGATCGCGTGCGTGCGGCCAAGAGTGTGGCATATGTGAAACTAGATGCCGCACGACGGCGCGCGACCGGAAAACGCACGGCGCCTGACCGCCGATGAGGATCGGTGAACTCTTCGCGGGGATCGGCGGATTGGGGGCAGCCGCCGAGCTCGCCGGCCTCGGGCGCACGGCCTGGCAGCACGACCTCCTCGGCGAGCGCGTGCGGGCGCGGCGCTGCCGGCTCGCGGCCAGGTGTCCGAGCCGCTGGCGCTCGCCGTGCGCCCCTGGCCGACACCGTGCAGCCGTGACGATCGGAGCGCCGGCGGACGGCTGCACACCCGCGGAGGGACCTCCCTCGCGGATGAAGCCGCGCGCCCTTGGGCGTCCCCGACCGCGAGCGACGTCCGCTCTGGATGGACGCAGGACGATCCGGAGCGGGCCGAGCGGCGCAATCTCGTAGGCGACCAAGTCGGTGGCGCGCGACTCTCCCCGGCGTGGGTTGAAGCTCTCCTCGGCTTCCCGGTGGGCTGGACGCTGCCGGACGGCCCGCGGCTCGCGATCGAGGCCACGCCGCGCTGGCCCCGCGGGCGCTACTCGGAGACCTGGGACCGCTCCGTCCCGTGGCCCGGCTACGACTGGGAGCCGCCGCGCACGCTGACGGGACCGCCGGTGCCGGGGCGGCCCGCGAGGCTGCGCGCGCTCGGCAACGCCGTCGTGCCGCAACAGGGCGCGCTCGCGATCCGGACGGCGCTGGACGAGGCGCGGCGCGCGCCCGGGCTGTTCTGGAGTGCGCATGCCTGAGGCGCGCTCGGTCGGCCCATGGTACGGTGGCGACAGGAGCGGGCGATGCCCAAGCCCGACGACGAGGACACGCCGATCCCGGATGATCTGCGGCTGGTGCGTGAGGACAGGTTGCTGCGCGTCGGATCCGACGTGGCGAAGCTGCTCGACATCTCTGGCGGCACCCGCGAGGACGTGCGCGTGCAGGGAGAGGTGATCCGGCAACTGGCCGAGAGTTCGCAGACGACAGCGACGGCAACGCTCCGCCTCGTCGATCTGCAAGAGGAGCGAGCAAAGCGCGAACGGGATGCGGCGGCCTCGTCGGACGCCGCGAGCACTGCGCGGTGGAGGTGGCTCTCGGACAACTGGAAGGTGCTCGTCGCGCTCTTGCTCGTTGTGTTCGCGCCGCAGCTCTTGCCCGTCGCGCTCGGTGCCATGGGGCTCCGGATCGCACAGCCCGTCTACGTCACCCAGGCGCCGGCGGGGGCGCCCGAGGAGGCCGCTGGTGGCCCCACGACGCCCGAGGGCGGGTGATGCCGGCAGACCCGCATCTCTATCCGCCGGACTGGCGCGCGACGTCGCTGGCCGTGCGTGAACGGGCCGGCTGGCGCTGCGAGTGCGAGGGAGAGTGCGGGCTTCACCGGGGCCGGCGCTGCGAGGAGCGCGGAGGCGAGCCGGCACGTGGCCGTGGCACAACGGCTGGCCGCCAACCCTCTCCGATGGGTGCGGTCACGCAGGCTGTTACGCCGAGACCGGTCTGGTCCTCGACGCGCTTGGGGTCCCGTGGTGCCGTTCACATGACCCGGATGAAGGCTTCCGCTGAGCTCCAGACGCGTGTTAACGTGTCGGTGTTCGAGGGCAGCGGCCCGATCAGCCGCGCTCCGGGGGCACCCGCCCCCGGAGTTACCTCGGATGGAGCCCCCGACATGCCCTCTTCCGACAACGCCAGTGGCGTCGGTTCGGTGTCCCCGTTCGACTGGATCCGGCAGGTCCGCGCGATCCCGGCCAACACGCTGCCATTGGCCGATCGGATGGTTCTGCTGATCTTGGCCTCTCACGCCGACGGTACCGGCACCTGTTACCCCGGCGTGCCGCTCCTCGCGGAGGAGTGCGGGATGAGTGAACGTGGCGTCCAGAAAGCACTCGCACGACTTCGTGCCACGGGCTGGATCGTCCATCGCGGGCGCGGGCCCCGTGGGGTGAACGTGGTTCACCTGAACATGGTCCGGGGTGAACGTGGTTCACCCCGGGGGGTGAACGTGGTTCGTCCAGGGGGTGAACGTGGTTCACCCAAAGAGTACAGGAAGAGTCCAGAGGAAGAGTCCATCTCCCCCCCTACCCCCCTCCGGGGGGAGGATGAGAGTCCTCGCGTGAGGTCCATGGCCGCCAGGATCGCCCGCGCCTGTGCGGACTGGCGACCAGATCCGGGCGGGCTTCCCGGACCCGACACGCCGGAGACGCGGAATGCTCTGCGCGAGACGGCGGAGTTCCTCGCCGCCACGAGGCATCCGAAGCTCTTCCTGGACCCCGATGTCGCGGGCAGCATCCGTCATTGGAGTGCCTGGCTACAACATGGGCGACAGCGTGACGTCGCTGCAGCCATGCGACTCGCACAGCGATTCGTCGCCGCAGATCGGAGGTGAACATGATCGGACAGGATCTTTGGTTTGTGGGCGTAGATCCCGGTCACGTCAGCGGAGCGATCGCGATGGTCACGGCGAGCGGGCCCCAGGGCGGTCCCCGCCCGGCCGCCTGGGCATGCTGGCATCGTCACGGCGCGAACCGATGGCGAGTTCGATGGTCTTTGGAGATTGTCGGCGAGCGCGACAGCCTGCACGGGGCCATTCGCTCGGCTCGGGAGATCGTTCTGAAGCGCCCGATCGCCGCTGTCGCCGTCGAGGGCATGTTCATCCCCCGCGACCAGATGCGCATCAACCAACATCTGATCCGGCTGTACGAGGCGGCGGGGATGGCCCTGGCGCTCTTCGACACGCCCCCGAGCAGACCAACCGCAACGGAGTGGCGACGCATGATCCTCGGGCTGTCGGCGGGAACCTGCGCTCGGGAGGCAGAGCGTGCCGCCGTCCTGTGGGCGGCGCGCATCTTCGGGCCGCTGCCCGAGTCGTTCGTGAAGGTCGAGCGAGGCGCTGTCAGCGAGGCGCTCGCCATCGCTGAGTACGCGCGCGTCAGCTCCACCTGGGATGCGAAGCTGGCACGCGCGGCCCGCCGTCCTACACCCCGATCGCGGCGAGGTAGTGGCTGAGCGCCCGCCGCAGCATGTCAGCCTTCGTGCGCCCGGTCCGGGCCGTCGCAGTCGCGAGCCTGTCAGCGAGAGGCGCGGGCAAAGCCAGGGACACCAAGCGCCGGGGCGCTGTCGGCGCGACAAGGAGAAGCGGCGAGTCGATGGGAACCAGGCACCGATCCGCGACGGCGATCGCCAGATCGGGGACCAGAAGACAAGCCAGCGCCGCACCGTCCGCTGTCAGCGCGATGCGGAAACGCCGTCGGCCCTGCCACAGGTCAAGCGGCACACCCTCGACGAGCACACGCTGCGGCAGGCCCCGCGCGAGCCGCTCCCATCCGCCGGTGCGGAGGGAGCGTCGCAGCGTCCGGGCCAGGGGCAGGTACGCGTCAGAGCGCATCTGTAACCTCCGCGTCGATCGCAACGGCGGGGCACGCCGCAGCAGAGCTGGCGACGCCGCACTCGGGCGACAGCGCTGCGAGCAGACACGCCGTCGCGCGCCCCTCGGCGTCCGTGCCGACCCACGCCCAACGGATCAGGGTGCCCGCGTGCAGGTGAGAGTCGAGACGATCGGCCGCAAGGGCCATCAGGGTCGGGGTCATAGTGCTGTCCTCCTGGTGGTGGTGTAGAGCGCTGTCAGAGACTCGATCGGCCCCCGCATCAGGGCGACGCGATGCCAGCGCGCTGCCTCGCCCTCGGGCCGCTCGCGGTGCGGCGCATCGCAGGCGGCACACCAGACGAGGCGACCGGATCCGGGATGGGAGCGGGCCACTTATGGTACTCGGCCTGCCAGCGGCAGACCTGCTCCAGCGTCCCGGTGTAGGCGCCCTTCACGGAGTGGACGGTGTGGGTCATTGGTCATCATGATGTTTCCTGGTTGTCGCGCCAGAAGTCTGGCGGGAGGGCCGCGATGCGGGCAGCGACGACCTCGGGCCAGGTGATGTGCGCGCGAATCGCACCCGTGATGCCGCAGGACACGCGATCCCACTGGTCAGCGAGCGCGAAGTCCTTCGCGTGGATGCACGCGAGCCAGGCCTCTTCCGCCCAGCGACGCGCGCGAAAGAGCCCCTCGAGTCGTGCCAGCACTGGCAGACCCCCCGCGGCTTCGACGCAGTCACCGAGGACGTTCACCGGGCAACATGGCAACGCCAAGTGGGCGGTCGCATTCACGCCCTCCAGGGTCGGCGTCATTGGTACTCGGCCTGCCAGCGGCAGACCTGCTCCAGCGTCCCGGTGTAGGCGCCCTTCACGGAGTGGACGGTGTGGGTCATTGGTCATCATGATGTTTCCTGGTTGTCGCGCCAGAAGTCTGGCGGGA